AACAACTGCTTGATCTTGTTCTAAAGCAAGTTTGGCTGTAGCTTGTGCTACCTTGAGTGCCGAGGAGCGAAGAAAGCCCATAGGTGTTGATAGTTCTTTTGCAGACTTAGCAAGATTACCAAAAGTTTTCTCTGGCTCCATAATCATATCTTCGATTATGTTTTGACCCGGCTGATATTTAGACAGACCGGTCATGCTTGTTATGAACCTATCTGTCCCTGCTTTGATCCTGTCATCAATAGCTTTTTCTCTTTCTTTCAAAGCTACTGTTTTTTCAAGTTCTTTGTTCTTCTCCTTAAGATTCGCTAACTCTGCTTCCGCTCGCGCGAGTTCTTCATCTACAGATTCGCCGGCCTTCTTCCGAAGTCTTAGTGTTTCAGTTAAAGTTTGTTGAACTTTTATTAGCTCTTCTGCTTCTCTTAGTTTTGCCTTTACTAGATTATCTTGCAGGTCTTGTATTTGCTTGTGATATTCCACTAACTCAGAAAGTTCAGCGTTTGTATCTTCATAGATCTTTAACTGATTTCGAGCAATCTCAAGCTTTCTGGTGGCATCTGCAACAGATTCACCAACTACGCCTTCACCAAGATCTTCGTCACCTATACCCATTTATTTTGCTCCTACTTGAAAGGCCAAATTAAGCCAGTGTCTCTTTCAAAGGACTTCACAGCATTATCAAGTTTTGCTTTGTTTTTGTAAGTTGTTGGATGATCTAAGCCGTATCTTTTTGCTGCCTCTAGATATCTTCTCTCGCCATTGAAAGCTTTTGCAAAAGAGTTTACATCAGATTGAGTTCCTCTGATCGTAACTGGTGCAGAATAGTTTCCTCGGAAGATGTCGTCTAACATCATTTGGATCCAGCCACCAAACATAGCCAGAAAACTTTCGTTCAGCTTATTCTTTTTCATTTCTTCAAGGTCTAAAACCTTAACAAGCATCTTGTCTTCGTTCAGTGCCCGCTCTTCGTTTAATTTACCTTGTGCATATTGGGTAATGAAATATTTTACTTGTTCTAACCTTCCTTTTAGACTACTAGAAAGGCGATTAAACTTTTCTTCAACTTTTTCATTTCTAATTCTTGTTTTTAGCTCCTCTAAGTTTGTATCAGATTCCTCTGGTGTAATTAAAACATCACTACTTAGTTGGTCAAATAATCTAGAAATTTCTTCATCGCTCCCTCTTCCGCTAGTTCTAGGTGGTGTAGGCTCTGGTGTCGCTACACTTGGACTAGCTTCTTCTTCATTTATTCTGAATGTTTTTTTGGATATGAAATACTTGCGAACAACATTGCCAACTGTCCTGAGGACGCGAACATTATTATAAGACTTCCTTCCTAAAAGAATTGTTCTCTTCGCTAAAAGTTCTATGGCTTCGTTTGCATTTCTTTCAAGTCTTTCTTCTTCCTCAGCAGTTAAGCCTCCTTCCTCAGCTTCTTCTTCTGGTCCGGCTTCCTCCTCAGCTTCTTCTTCAGGCTCGCCTCCAGCCTCGGGTTCGGGTTCTGTAGCATCAGCGGCATCCCTGACAAATCTGAGAGCCCATAACGCAGCCCTCATGTGTTTTTTCTGATATAGCACACTAGGCGTGCCTTCTTTTGGCTCACCTATGATCATCTGTGCGAATCTGTCTTCATCGCCGGGGGGGTCCATTTTAGCAACATATTTGACAATAAAGTCTAACATTGCATTAGTAATGTCTTCTTCGGCTTCTGCTGCTTCTGACCCAGGTCTGGAATCTCTTTTTTCATCAGGATCAAGCTTATCCCATGTGTTAAGAAAATATTCTAATATTTCTTCAAGATCTTCTTTCATCGAAGCAAAAATCTCACCCTTTTCGTCATCTGAGATTTTATCAGAATTAAAAATATTATTGACCATAGCTTCGATTGCTTGTCTTCCGGGTCCATCTTCAAAGCCTTCCATGAGAAGCATCAAGTCTTCTCTTAGTAGCGACTCCGCCAGAACAAGATCGATTTCTTCGTTTAGGTTATCCATTTACAATAAATCCCCTTCTCCCTATAAATAGTTTCCAAAAGCAAAAAGCCCGAAGGCTTAACGCCTACCGGACTTAGACTTCTGCATTGCTTCCTCTGTCTTCTCATTTTCCTTTTTGATTTGGTCAGCGAGCCGCTGGAGGAACCATCTGCGGATTGTTATTGGCAGATTGTAAGCCTCGGCAAAAGACCAGTTGCCGTGATATTTTAGAAGAAAGAACTCCTCATACACGGACTGGATGTAGTTATTGTCTAGACCAAAAGAAATCTACCGTTAAAGGTATGTCCACCTCCTTTTCAAAACCGCAAGAAGGACAAGCAAAGTGTTGGGTCATGTCAAGCCCTGGAACGACCTTCAGGTAAGCCGCACGCAAATAACGGGAGTCGTAAGCAGGAAGAACTTCAATGGCCCTGTGGATGGTCTGTAGGTCTTCTACGCCGTTTATTGAAACGATGATCTTGCGAAGCTGATCCGTCAAGTTCGTTTCGTAAGCAACCTTCTTCTTAGACTGCATCTTGGAAACCAGTTCGTTCTCATCTCGGTTTGTCAAAAGACGAACCTCAACCTCAAACTTGGTCTTTGGAAGACGAACAGTGTAGGTTCCACGATCGGTTGGAACAATGTCGTGTCCCTCATGGTCGTCGCCATAATAAGCTTCAACAGCATCAAGATCAAATGTGTTCTCTGAAACCGTTGTGCAGTTGGGGCATGTGACCTTCGTTGTATAGTCCGGTCCAAAGCCGTTGATGCGGGAAGCAACAAGAATGGCGTTCTTGTCGCCTGTTAGAAGGGACTGAACATTGACTTGGTTGCTAACGATGATGTTCTTTAAGAAACGATCAATAGCAATGCCCTTCTTAAGAAGCGAAGGCGAAGTTAGGATGTCTTCGTCCTTTGCTGTCATATATTTGATTTCAATAGTCTCTGCCATGTGTAGGGGGTGACCTTCTGGGTAGAAGCGTCCCCTTGACGGAAGATCAACCAACTCTGTAGGAACTGCAAAGTTAAATGTTGGTCTTTCGTCTGTCTCACTCGTCTCGTGCGTTTGTGGTGGGGCTTCTGCTCCCGCTCCAAAACGCTTACTGTTATCTCTCATTATTACCTCTTGTTAAAAATCTGTATCACTTATGACGCCGCTCGTGATGCCCTCGACCTCATTGAAGTCGGGATCCGGTTCTTGTCGCTCGACATCGGTGCCGCCCGGTGTCGAAGCCTCGGTGTCGATGGCCGTAGCAGTGATAGTGGGGTTTTGCTTAAAATTAATGTCATCGATGGGGTCTGCAAACAAAGCCCTGCACGGATCGTATGGGTCTGCAAGTTGTGAAGCCCATTGTTCTATTGTGGTTTCAAGTCCAATTGTAGCATTCTGTTTTCCTGCATCAAAGCGTCTTTTGCATGCTGCCTCTTGTTTAGCGTTGGATGGCGGCTCCTCTTCTACAGACTGATCTGGTGGGTTGTCAAAATAAGGATACGCCTCTTCACGACCATACTTTGGAAAAGATACCTTAACAGCTTCATAACCAAGAGTCAAGCTAATTTCCAACAATTCGTCACTTGAATAGTCTAGTTCGCCAAAGTCTATTCTTTTGATGAAAGCATTGCGAAGCGTCCAAGTTTCAATCGCCTCGCCAAACTCATCAAGCTGATGGATCTGGACCCCTCTCCTGTCTATTCCGTTGATGGTGTCAAGCATAGAATTAGCAATGCTTCCACCATAGCTATCATTGATGATCTTCCTTGCATCGTCTTCGTTGTATCCTGTTCTTCTTACAATTCTTGCTAGTTTTCTTGTTGCGTTTGGATAGGAAGGATCGATCATCGTCATTGTGATGTCTTCCAAGATAGGCGTAGCAGAAGATCTTTTTGACAACAGTTTACCGACCGTAGTAAACTTTTCTTCTTCTGCTTGGTAGTTGAGCTTTGGCTTTGATATGGTCTTCACCCACCAAACATAAGCATCATGTTCTGCAACACGATCAAAGAAAGGATCATCATTGCCAAACCTTTTACCTTGAAAGGTTGACTCCTGCCGGTCATCTTCCATTGTAAGACCAGGGAATATAACACGAAACCTATACTTGAACTTTGGATCGGTCTTAAAGCCAAAACCGGCGTTAAACTGGTTAGTCCAAAACCTGGGAGTGGTTGATTCGTGAGAATCTTTTATTTCTGCAAAGCTATTAGTCCTTGCTCGCGGTGGAGGAACAAAGTCAGCAGGAGGCGGTGGTCTACGGATCTCTACGATCGTGCCTGCGTCTGCTTCTTCGTCGTCGAAAGTGATCTCAGGCCCGAACCTGGCTTCTCTGGATGGTAGCGTAGGGTCAGCCATCTAAGCCACCTTATAGTGAGAACTTGCGAACAGAACTGTTCCTGATGCCGACAGAAGCCCAGTCATAACGAATCTTCATAGAAACTTCTGTTAGATCGTCTGAACTGTAGTCGAGGTCGCCGAAGGTCAATTCCTTAACCCAGCCGTTGTTGAGTGTCCACTCTTCAAGACTCAAGCCCTCTTCATCAATCTGTTCAATTCTAATGTTGCCCAAGTTAGCCACAGAAGCAGCCTTTGACACGGAAGCAAAGTCAGAGTTCTCAAAAGAGCCGGCTCGCGGGATAGTATAACCAACAGCTTCAATCAAAGTTGTAAAGCCGTCGCAAAGGTCAGGCTCAACCGGATCGACAAAAGTGATATCAACTTCGTTCCACTCTGTGCGCGCAGGCCAGTAGTAGGTGTGGTTTAGATACTGATGTGAAGCCTCTGAAAAAGAGATAGCAGGCTTTGTAGCCTTCTTGGCATACCAAGCCACACCTTGAAGGTTGGCCAGCGTGTCAAAAGTCACTCTGAATCTAAACCCTCTCTTCGGGTCTCTCGCTGCCGATGTTGTCCAAAAACCATTTGTCTCAGCCATTAGAATTGATCTCCTCTTTGTAGTAAATAGTGGTTATTCTGTTTTAGTCGTCAAAAGAAGCACCAGAGCGAGTAATGATAAAGTCAATGGCAATGAACTCGATGGCGCGGGTCGGCTTAATGAAGATCTTCGCGTATAGAATGTTTCTATCCACAAGATCTGGAGTTGTTGTTGTCTCATCAAGGACAACGCGGAAGTCGTCGATGCCGAAACGAACCTTGACATCGTTTAGGAAGTTCTCTGCTCTGGACTTGAAGTTGTTCCAAGTGACCTGAACATTTGGCTGGAAGAGTGTTCCAGCAGAGATTCTTGAAATACCACGCTTGACGAAGATCATTAGACGACGGACATTGATTCGGTCGAGAGCCGAAGGGGTAGCCTGAAGCGTCTTCTGGCCGAAGACCACGATGCCTTCCGCTGGGAAAGAAGCAATCGGGTTGATGTTTACGTCGTAGAGATCGTCGCGGTTACGTGAAGTTAGCTTAGTCTCGACGGCGACAACTGGGAGGCCGCCGGCACCGTTGGTAAGGCCACCTCGGTTGAAGCCGGCCGGGGCGAACCAAACATCCGTGGAGCGCTCTGTGCTAGCAAGAACACCAAGAGCAACAACAGATGGTGGAACATCAAGGAGAACGCCGTTGATGGTGTCGCGGACCTTAACCCATGGGTAGTAAGCAGCACCGTAAGAGTTGTTTAGGTTTCTTGCCTTGATGCTAGAAAGAACAGTACTTAGCTTGCCCTTACGATCAGAGCGTGAGCTTGCACTTTCGTGCCTTGGAGTAAGACCGCCCTCAACATCGATGACTGCAAGCGTGTCAGCGCGCGACCCGGCAGTCTCGATGATGTGGTCAGTGACCCTTGGCTCTGTGATGCCTGGGATGCTTAGGAGATTCATCTCGGCAACCTCTGGATCGGCAACTGTGTCGACCGCACGGCGAAGTGTGTAGTAAACATAGCTGTTTTGTTCAGTTGGGTTTCCAGCAGCAGCATCAAAGAGTGAGTTGCGGAATGGATCACGCTCTGTAATGTCTAGTCCATCAAAGCCGCCGAACATTGGTGAAGTGAAGCGGTTGATCTTGGAGTCTAGGACATTCTTGAAGCGAGCGTTTGTTAATGTACTGCCTCCAGAACCAGTGGCGTTCCAAGAAGTTCCGCTGGCATATGAGCCAGCCGTCCAGGCAACGCTAGTGATGTTGTTGGTTGGGTTTGCATCAGTGAAGGTTGAGCCTGTAGTAACAACCAACTCATCAAGAGTAAACGTCCACTGGTGGCTCAAGCCCTGGCGCGCAGATAAGCCAAGGCTATCGCTCCACTCGGAATCAGAAATAATGTCATTGCTAAACGCTCTTAAGTAATCTGCATAGCCAGGATCTGTGACGTTTGATGTAGCCGTCTTGCCAACCTGTAGACCGTAGTAGGCGTTTATAGTTGGTGCTGCACCATCCGACCCGGAGCCAGCAAGGGTGGAGGCAACTGTGCGAATGCCAACTGCTGGGAAAACAATGCTTCCTGTTCCAAAATCAACAGTATCTGGGTTGACCATAAACCCAGTATCAACAAGAAAATCAGTTGGAACGCTTCCAGAGCCCTTAAGGAAGCCAGTTGCTGGGCTAACCGCTGTGCTGCCAGAGTGGAAAGAAACAGTCTCAAAACGGTATGGACCGTAAACGCCGAAAGGAAGAAGAGCCTCGTTTGGAGCACCTGCATCAAAGTCAGGGTGCATTACTGCACGGATGTATCTGGAGTTGTTTGGGAAATCTCCGAACTCGCGGTAGCGTTTCTCAACAGAATCCCACTCTAGGTAAGTATCGCCGATCTTGGCAGCAACATAAGCAGGTGAGTTCCTATCAAGAGTACAGTTAGAGAAACGCTCTAGAACAACCGGGCGAAGGTCGCTGTCGCTTGCTCTACGAACAACAATATCGAAAGTGCCATATGGGACGTTCTCGTTTGCAGAAGCACGGATGTTATCAATAGAGATCTTAATGTTCTCTTGTAGCCAAGAGCCGTAGCCATTGATTCCGGTAAACTTAAACAGCTTCTGTGCTCCGTCGTAGGTGTAGCTACCGGTGTCCGCAGAGAGGTTCTGGCCGAAGAACCAGCCAGTCTGGGCGTCTCTGTATGCCATGCGCTTGTCATGGTTACCAATATCAGTGGTACCTGAAACAACTGGGAGAATAACACCGTAGTGATCGTTTGAACTTGGGACAAGGCTCTCTACTGTGAGGTGACGTTCGAATGTCTCACCAAGCCAGTATTTCTTGGAGGGGTCTTCAATGGTCCCATTAACTTTCTGTGGATTTGTGTTAAAAACTTTTCTAATAAAATTATCACTAGACTCGTTTAGTGAGAAGGTTACATTTTCCTGCTCAGTTCCTGGTGTAGCTCCTGTTAGGATTCGAACTTTGAACTGACCAGAAGCGTCAGACTTAACTAGTGTAGCAACACCTTCAATCTGGTTGCCAGCAGGAGACGTGCCGGAAAGAACTGGAACTGAGCCACTATCCATGTACCAAACAGCAGCGAGCGTGCCAGTGTAAGTTGAGCCCGATGCGCCAGATGGGAAAAGAACCAAGCCGTAAGGGCCGCCGTTAGAAGCAGCAGTTGTGTCTGGAGAGTTTGTGGTCTGCCAACCTGCATAACCGGCTTCCTCGGCGTCCGGGTGCTGTGTACCGACTAGACGAATGAACGTGACAGGACCAACGCCAGAGCGGAGGTAAGCTTGGGCTGCATAAGCACCGTAGGTAGGAGAAGAATAATTGCCCTCACGCCAGACATCACTTACACCGCCAAGGCCGGCAATTGGGTTTCCAAAGATCTCAACAAACTCTGAAAAAGAGCGGACCTTGGTTGGAATCATACCCGGACCCTTCTCAGTGCGACCGACGATAACGGGGCCGACGTTCTCGGGTAGGGCTGGGATTTGGGACTGATCGATTTCGTTTAGGAAAATACCTGGGGAAACGAATCTAAACTTGTCAACTGGCATCTATTAGTCTCCTTGTGCAGCATTCATACTACAATGCGTTTCTCATAATAAATAGTCTATTATAGAAGCAACCACCTTTACTCTCTATAAAAACCTTCGTCATCATCTAGGAAGGTGTTTATGTCTCCCAAGATTACTCTTTCTCTTGGAATCTTTACATCTACATAGTTTTCTATTGTTGTAAACTTCGGCTTTGGATCGTTCTTGCCTTCGCCCATCAAGTAGCCTTGGACTTTGAACTTGATGTCTGTGATGTAGGTTCTTTCATCTTCACCGAGATCCGCGACATTATTGCTGTAAGAGATGTCGCCTTCAACAAAGGCTTCGTATCTGTGGCCCTCGTTAGTGATGAAGAAGGAGTTAGCCTGTCCCGTAAAGGAATAGAAAGGCTGGGTTAGGTCATTCATCTGCTGGACATACTCTGTTCTGATACGGAGGGAGTACATCGCGTTGACCCAAATGGGAATAGGCATGTAAATTGTTTCGGTCACAACACGGCTCTTGTCCGTCTTAGTTTTGATCGGGAAGTTTAGTTGTCCGGCCCCCACATCATTGCCGGCACCATAGCGCCTCTTTGAAAAGGCATTCATAAAGTTTGATGTCTTACCTTGATTTATTCGCCTCGCCGCTGGAACGTTGACTCTACGAGTTCTATGCATGCTGCGTCCGAAGTCTGGCAAGTGAGCCTGAAAGGTTCCCTTGAAGGCGGGGTCTTTTGTCATAGATGATCTTTCGAGCGACATGAGCGGGAGCTTAAAAATGCCTTTTCTATCTCTTATATTTTGATCATCTCTGTTCTTTATTTGATGAGCGCGCTCGGAAGCCACCCAAAGAACAGGGACACGAATGTTGCCCTTGTTTGTTTCGGTGTGGAGAGCAAGCTCGTCTTTTACGAAATTGAAGATCGCTGTATCGATGTTTTCAATGGTAGATGGCATAAACGGAATCTCTTTTAGATTCTCGTTTGCCCCCTCCACTCCTACATGATCATATTTAGGTGCCATCGAATAGATCCTCTCGTGCCCTGACGCACTTGGCTGAAATTTCTAATAGGTGGTCGATCTGGCCATAAAGTTGCTTTGGCTCAGAAAGCGTAACAATTTCATAAAACGTATCCCCATAAAGAACAAAGTCACCTTCCCTGACAAAAAGATCCTGATCCTCAGTTAGTCTCCTCTTATGAAAGTGGACGACAATGGAAGCTTCCTTATCAAGGCCAATGTTCTGCTGATACTTTGTTTGGATACCTTCCCACTCAACAAGGGCGTGGACCCTCACAGGAGGAAGAAAGTTCTTTCTTATTGCTTCGCCATAGATCGGGTGAAAGTTGGTGGTTTTGTCATCTATTGGGTAGTAAACAATGGTCTGGCCAATGACTCTCTCAATAAGTTCGTCATTGACTTGTTTTACAAGATCTCGCTCCTTCTTTCCTGTGAAAAGAGGAGGAGGCGGGGCGTCTGGTTGTGTCCATTTGTTTTCATTTGACATCTAAGTTACCCCTGGAAAATCATCATTGGTATGTTAGAGTTTACCTTGTCAATAGCGGCAACAAGTTCAGAGTCCTGCTGTGCAAGTGCCTTGTAAGTCATCTCGTCCAAGATCTTCACAAGTTCCTCCTTCAAAGAAGTTTGCTCATCCTTTGCTTGGCTTAAGAGATCACTGGAGTTGAGAGTTACGTTGTCGCCGGGAATCGGTATGTTGCCACCGAACTTGCCTCGGATCTGGCCCAGCATTTCTTTGCAAAGAGCTAGGGCATATCTACGAATCCAATGTTTGCCAATGGCATTAATATTTTTATAAGGTATATTATCAAATGGCAATGTATTCATGTTATTGATACCATCAGTGCCATTCTTTCTATCTGCATCCTCTGTCCAAGGTTGGCTATCAATAGTAAACTGCACATACATGGCTTGCACAAAGCCTTCCGGGATTGGGAATATTCTTAGCTTATTGTTAAATAGCTCATAAGAGTAGTGAGATAGTCTCGTGAATAAATGGTCCTCATACGCCATGGCTTGAAGCTTGTTTTGCCAGGTTGGGATAATCTCAAATGTAGTATCGTCTGCATACTGGCCATAGTAGTTTAAGTTACCTACTACGTTAAGACCCCCATAGTATCCATAAAATCTCCACATAGAACCCGGTGTCTTGTAAAATACTCTATGAATCTTTACTTTATTGTTGCCAACCAAATCAGCATACGGAACAGCCCCGCCGGTCGATTCGTCCGTGTTTGTAGCAGCAGAGCGAGATATAATTGTTTGCAAGTCATAATCTTGAACACCTGCGGTTAGCGCAAAAGATGCAGAATAGAAAGTGTTGTTGCCACCAATACCTGCTTCCTCTGAGAATCCTTCGCCGACGCGTCGAGCGTACTCGGCCTTGAATGTTGGGAATGCTAGGTTAACAGCAGAGCCAGAAGCATCGCCCCCAGTCATCTGTCCATCGTGATCAAATGTCCCTGTTGCAAAACCTAAAAGACTACCAAGGACATTCTTAGCCTGATGTTTATTGATGTGGTAAGTGTATTCTAAAACTGCCTCTTCATAAGCAGCATAGACATTGCCGACCGTAAGTTCGATGTCAAGGACATCACCACCAAGTTTCTTAAACGTATAGGCCACTTGATCGGCAGCACCTGAAACAAAGTTTGCATCATAAAGAGGTGATGTTGTGTCAACATAAATGCCAAAAGGGTAATGTGTAGTTAGACCTGCCCCGTTACCGGTAGTCGCTGTGCTTCCGGTCGAAGTTAGAATAACCTTGCTAGTCTGACTGACTGGTGTTAGGGTAGGCTTTGCCATTCAATAGTTCCCCCTTAGTCTTCTTTGGTTGTCTTCTTACGAGTTGTCTTACGGCGCCTGGTTGGCTTCTTAGCGGGCTCTGGTTCTGGAACGACCTCTGCCACCTCTTCTGCCTTAACGGCGTCGAGGAGGGGCGTCTCGCTCTCCACAGCGGGTGCTGGGGCTGGCGCCTCAACAACTGGAGCAGCGACGGGCTTTGGAGCCTGTGCGGCTTGGCGTGCGGCGCGGGCCTTTGCCTTTAGCGCTTTTCTCTTACGAATATTCATTACGAATCTCCTTTACTATAAATAGTTCTTCTCAAAACAAAAAGCCCTCGTCATCCGAAGACGACGAGGGCGCAATGCCTGTAAGGGGCTAGCTACTAAGCGCCGGACTCACCAAGGAGACCGCGACAGATGACAAGACCGTACATGTCAGGACGGACCATCTTCTTCGCGTAGCGAGTCATGACACCCTTACGTGGGATGAAGTCCTCGGTACCGAAGATGGTCGGCGTGACCTGTAGTGGAACGTATGGAGCGTAAACGTAGCCGCTCTCTAGGAAGCCACTGCCCTTGCGACCGACGAGAACGACGTTGCGTGGGAAGTAAGGATCGACGTAAACGTCGAACTTCTTGGAGAGTGAACCAACGTTGACAGCACCAACGGTGCCGGTGTCAGCATCGGCCGTGACGGAAGCACGGAAGCCGGCGGTGAACTCAAGGATGTTGGCAACTTCTGGTGAGGTCACGAGGAAGTTGGCACCACCACGGAGAGTCTTACGGTGGATCTGAGCGGAGACATCATTGATTGTCTCAATAAGCGTCTCGTACCACTCGGACACAGTGCCCGTGAAGTCAGGGGCGGTTGTGCCGGCCCCAACCTCAACACCGGTCTCGCGATTCACGAAGAGGCCCGGTGAACGGCTCCAGTAATACTTGCCAGCCGTAGCGCCAGCGAGAAGATCGTTAAGAATCTCACGATCAATCTCAAGAGCAATCTGCTCGGAGAGGATGCTGGTTAGCTCAACCTCAGCGTCGAGGTTGTGGTAGGCGTTGAGATCCTGACCAAGCTCTGGGGACCACTTGGCCTTGAGCTTACGGGTGTTGGCCGTGACAGCGATGGAATCAACCTTGATATCGATCTCTGGAATCTCGTTCTTGTCGGTGGCATCGCCTGAGTTGCCAGTTCCGAAGAGTGGCTCCTCAAGACCCCAAGTTTCCTGACCGATAACGGAACCAACAGCATTGCTGGAAGTAAAGTGATCAACGATCGGAATATGCACACTATCAACATTACCAACTGCAGTGACAGCATCAGAAGTTGAATCTGCATCTGTAACAATGTAGATTAACTTGGTGCTATCAGTGAAGTCGATCTGGGTTAGACGACGAACCTGCGCGGCGCCGTTGGTGAGCGTTGTAACAGGAGACTGGCTGCTATCGGTTAGAACAACATCAACAAGCATATCACGGTTGAGGCTACCAGAAGTAGTAGAAAGAGCCGCAATAGTAGTCGTACAGGCAACGAAGAAAGAGCCACTTGTGAGGTCTGGGTCAAAGCGAAGTAGACGATCGACCTTGTAAGCCGCTGTGCCACCAGCAGAGAACTGTGGGACACCACCATCACCGATGGTACCAGAAGCAACAACTGTTGGTGCGGAGATTGTGTTAGAAGCGGTCGGAGCAGAATAACCAGCCTGGAGGTTGTAAAGACCACCACCATTCTCGGTAATATCAGAGACACCACCGGTTAGCTGTGAACCGACAACACCACCACCGTAGACAGACTCGCCAGCGCCAAGGCCAAGGCGGGCTGCTTCATAAGTGAAGTCGAGGAAGAAAATGAGACCTGATGGTAGGCTCATTGGCTGGACGCTGACGATATCGTTGGCCAAAA